CTAGGATTAAGTACTTGATTGCCTGTCTCTTTTCCTCTAAACTTTTCTGGTACTGGTTGAAAACACTTTTCAAATTTATTCTCCTTTACTGTCTTTACTGTATCCTCAATCTTCTTAACCTCTTCATTAAGGTCAAGACCTGTAGCGGGTACGTATTTAAATGCACCGTTAGCTTTGTTCACTACCCACCAACCACCGACTTTCTTGCCAGATGCCTTTGCATAGCCAGCTAACTGCCCTATGTATCCGAAACCATCACCACTGGCAAGGGTATCGTAGGATTCAAATTTGTTTCTATATGACCAGTCGGAAGCTGATTTAATATCATCGACAGCATCGTTAATGACAATATCATATGACCCATTAATAGTAGTATCCCCGCAGTCAAGGCTAACCTTTTCACTGTCTTCATACGTCACTCCCGCTTCTTTAAGCACTCCCTTGAAGACAGCTTCAACGATGTCTCCAAGCATCATGTTCATCATAAAAGTATTTGGAAATGGTAGTGCCGCCTCTGGCTTATTCTTTTCGTACCAGAGTTGGCAAGTGGGACGACCCACATTAGACATACGTATTCTGAAATCGCCCCTCTTTTTACCACTACCAAACTGTCTGCGCATTGCATCAGCAACATCATTAGCTACTTGCTGAATGGTGTCCTCAGAGATAGTGCTGTCGCCTTTGACAGCATTCTCCATGTACTGATGTAATGCTAGTTCAGCAGGATGGTTCATTATGCTGCATCCTCATCATCTAACTCAATGTCCACAAGGCCATCAACTACGTCAATGTCGTCATCTTCCATACGTGAGTTAGCTTTCTCTGCCCACTGGTTGATGATGTAACTGTTGTAGTTATCAATCCAAGCCATGAAGTCACCAAACAAAACCTGATCTTCTTGGGTAAGATCAATAGTATTGGATACATCAAGGGATGCCACAGGCACGTAGTAAGATGCGCCAGTTGGTATCTTACGCTCTGCTGTATTAGCAGAGATGATGTGTTGAGGTGGCAACCGCTGCATCTTAGCCAATGAAGCAAAGCTGTTTCCAATCTCCTTGAAAGCATCACGGTTATCAATCTCCCAAATAAAAGGTGTAGGTTCAACATCTACTTTCTCTCCCTTATCATCGGTAGGATTAACCAACTCGACAATCCCCTGTACAACACGTACACGTTTGATCTGCTTAATCAAGTCCTGCATCTTCTCAGGCAATGCTTTAAAGTCTTTGATGTAGCCAGCAGGTTTACCACAGTTAAAGCCGCCATCATTATCTTTCAGATCAGATTCCATCTTGCTGTCATCCGTCATCAAACTCTTGATGAAACGATTAGGTGTCTTAGCATCACCCATAACATATCGCTTGTACATGAAGCGTTGTAGGAATGGACGCATTTTAATACCAGAAGCGTAGTAAGTCGGGCCATCTGGAATCTCTAGCTTGTATGCTCCACCCTCAATTACTTCTACGTTAACATTCTTGCCGTTAACTTCTGCAGTACCCATAATAGGTGAGTGGTGAATGCGTAGCCTAGCCAACTGACTAGACTTAGAAGAGCCTGTAGTCTCATTTGACGTACCCATAGCCTTTGCCATAGCTGCGTAATTGTTAGTGTCGATTGTCATTAATTGTGTCATACATTTCTCCTTTGTTTTCTGCGAATGAGCCATAGTTATATCACGCCACGTCTTTAGTGTCAAGCCAATTCGGGCCTATTTTTGACTCTAATAGTAGAGGAACATTAAAGTTTATATTCCAACGTGTGTTAATTAGTTCAGTCAATACATTATTAGTCTCCTCTATAACCTTGATTACTTTATCTTCTTCTTCAGGATGCACATCAATAACTATACTGTCGTGTACAGTGTTTACTATGCAAGATTTTTTATCCTGCAGAAGTTCTTCTATGTGCAATAAAGACAGCGGTACAATGTCACCTGTAGCAAATCCCTGCACAGGATAATTCTTTATCTGAGTAAAGTGTGACACTCTACCACTAGCACGTCTTTCAACATCAGGGAATGAATACTCACGTCCTGAAGGTGCTACTATTTTAGAGGTAGTTACAGCCTCTTTAGCCAGTCGGGAATGCCAAGCTGCGACACCCTTGTACTTTTCTGTGAAGTGTTCGTAGTATGCTGCTTCTGCTTTCGTTCTGCCATATCCTGTTGCGCCGTAGAGTGGAGCAAACGTATGCGCCTTTGCATCCTGTCTACTCGTAGGCTGACCAGCATCACTAATAACTTTAGCGGTGTATGCGTGTACATCAAATCCAGTAGATACTTCTTCAATTGCAACCTCGTCTTGTGATAAATATGCGGCAGCGCGAAACTCTAGCTGCGCAAAGTCAGCCTCAAGTATCTTACCGCCATCCCATCGTGACACAAATACTTTCTTTACAGGAAACGTGCCGCCACGTGGCATGTTCTGCATGTTTGGGTTAGCACCTGACAGTCTACCTGTAGCTGTACGATGCTGTAGTAGGCTAACGTGTAGCATACCATCTTGTTTGGTGTACGTCTTGATGCCATCAACAAACGATGACAGGTAGGTATCAATAGCAGATAGTCTTCGTACCTTATTTAAGAAGTCAACTGCATCATCCATACCTTTAGACTTAGCACCTGCCTCAAGCAACTCAAGGTTGCCCTTGCTTGTGGTAAAGCCGTTGGCACTAGCCCACTTAGCTGTAGGTGGCTTGAACTTAAAGCCAGCCTGAACATCCGTGGGATTGAACAAGAAGCCAGCAGTGTCACAAGTAGGACACTTGCTAGGCTTTGCGAATGGATCACCATTCTTCTTGGTCTTGCGTATGTAGCCACTACCGTTACACGTGGAACACTGGACTGCATTAGTCCTATATAATCTTTGTGTACGTGTAGCAACCATCTGTCTGAACTCATCGTCTGGCATGTAAGGGTCAACCATAGATGCCCAATCATTCTTATCGAAAACCTTACGACCATAGATGACCCAAGATAATTGCTCTGGGCTGTTAAGATTGATAGGTGTATCACCCATTACCTTACGTACATGAGCCTGTAAGTCACTGGTAAGCTGTTGTTTCTCTTGCTCAAACTCCTCACGCACTTCCTCTAGCTTAGTCAAGTCAACAGCAAAGCCTGTCTGATATATCTTAGTTAGACATTTAGCTACTCTGTTTGTAAGTCGGACAGTAGACAGTAATCCTGTGTCCTTCTCTGTATTAAGACGATACCACAACTTATCTGCAAGCTGCTGTGTAGCATGAAGGTCAGCAGATAGATACTCACACAACTCGTTGTATGGTATGTCTCGTGTACTGTAGCCCTTCTTGAAATACTCCTTCAAGGTATCCTGTTTCTTTGTGTCACACTCGTAGCGTTCTGCACAAGCCTCAAGCGACAGTGGTTCTTTAACACCACGCTGCAATACATACTCAGCAAGCATAGTATCAAACACTGCACCATCATATTTAAAGCCAGATTCCCATAGCCATAGCAAATCATATGCCACGTTGTGACAGATTAGAACTGTAGCTTGGTCAAGATACCACTGCACACGCTCATGGTAGTCAGCTTGACTAGGTACATCAGCATGGTCAAATGGGAAATGATGCTCAACACCTTGATCTGTAAGTACACCAACCATAGTCAATGAGTTGGTAGGCTCAAATGGGTCTAAGTGCATCTTACCATCACGATGCGTTACTGTATTTTCTACGTCTAGTGTTAGCTTCATGCTGTATACCTCGCTGTCTGATATTCCAATTGACAGTGTACACTACCATGCCAACCTGTCAACTTATTTTTAACTACGTTGAGGTGACGTTCAATATCCTCCTCATCCTGCCCTTGTACTGGCGGGTTCTTTGCAATCAATACCATCAAGTCAGCTTCAGCAGCCTTACCTGTACGTGAGCCTTCCATCATAGACTGATTAAGCACAACCTTACCCTCTGCCTCTGCAGATAGCTGAGACATATAGAATACCGCACACTCATGCTGCTTGGCAATCATACGTGCATGAACTGCGTTAGCCTTCAGTGCCTCATCTGCACGAGCAACCCCGCCTGTCTTGGCAAACTTATCTCCCATGTCCAAAAGAACTATGTCAGGCTTGTACGCCTTGCACACGCTCTCAACCCAATTCATGTCACGTCCTGTAGCATCCTTGATCTTGATACGTTCCTTGACAGGCGCGTACAAGTCACGTGCCTTACTTGGATTAGCCTTTACCTCTTGCATAGTCATGCCTGTGGCGGCAGTCAAGTATCTTGCACCTACACGGTGATAGCCTTCCTCATTACATAAGATAATACAATTAGCACCCTGATGGGCAAACCCACCCGGTGATGCAATCAAGCTGGCATGAAAGGATGTCTTACCAGTGTTAGGCCGCGCACCAATCTCAATCAAGTGACCAGCGTTAACACCCTCGACCTTACGAACCAAGCTAGGTATATTGAATGTCCAACGTGCCTCAAGATCATTACGTGCAAGCAGTGTTTCTAGTTCAATGTCATCCCATTCAATATTTAGATTAGGTGTGAAGTCATCACCATACTGCTCAAGCATTTGACGTAGTGGCTCAAGACTAGACTTGTCACCATTTACATAGTCAAAACCCAAGTTAGCAATATCTTCACCAATAACCTGTTGAAATAATTTAGATAATACTTCTTGCGCTACGTCACTGCCCATCGGCTGCTCACGTTTAATCTGCCCAAACAAACTACTGTATGATGATTTCTGTGCCGTAGTAAGCGTTGGATTGTTAGCCATGAACAAAGCCTCAATCTCATCAGGTGTGACAGTACGCTCGTATCTGTCCATAGCTGCATCAATCGCTTGCTTGATCTTGCGTACATCTGCACTAAACAATCGGTCAGGGCAGCGAGAGCCACGATGATCCTCGTAGAACTCTTTATCCATTAAACTTCTAATCAGTGATAATTCCATTTAAATTCTCCATATCTGTCGGGTTACGATATTTCAAGTCATCTATTAAACGCAGTACACGAACATCGTTCACGTGTCCTCGTAATTCTTTTGCCATAGCTAGTGTCTTGGGTAAAGCATCGGGGTCTAATGCTATGACTGCTGTTGAGAACTGTGCAAGATACCTTTTATGCGACTCTTGCAATGATGTGCCAAGAAGCGCAACCCCGACAAAGTTACCGTAACCAACAACGGCTGCACTCACACAGTCCTCAACAACTATTGCGACTTTACCACACCCAGAGGTATAAGGCAAGCCACTTTTTCCATATCTTTTCCATTTAGGTAGTCTGTGTTTAGATAATGATCTACCTGTGGCATCTACAATCTTTCCATCATGCCTGACAGGGAACACCACACGGCTTTCCTTTACGTCATACAACAAACCTAATTTGTCTGCATCAATATCCCAAGTAGAACACCATCTATGCATAGCTAGATTATCACGATTGTGTACAATGTATGTAGGCAATTCAAACGTATCCATTGCAAACTCCTTACTGCCAGCAAAGCCAGCCTTTATATCTTCCACAGAAAGATGCACACGTGTGCTACCTGATACACCACAAGATACTTTGTAACAATTCCATACAAGACTACCCATATTATTGGTAGCTGTAAATGTTTTATATCCCTTACAGTTAGGACAGTTCATTCTTTTAGTCTCACCATTACTAAGACTTAAATCACTTACTATGTTATATATATTATTCATGTAATATCACTTTCCTTTGCGGCAGTTGAATGCTTATATCACGACTTCTTACGTGCTGTCAAGGCATTATTTGCACTGGTGTATGTATTTTTTAGATAGGGCTTTACTGATTGTGGGTTAGCATGTCCTGTAACCGACATAATTTGTCCTATTCCCACATCAGCGTCCACCATTTCTGTAACACCTGTGCGCCTTAGATCAGACAGACGTAAATCTTTTGACAGACCCGCCTCATCCATTAACTTACGAGCATGAAGGGGCAGTTTATACATTGAGTATGGCTCATACACACCTCTGTATGAAGTCGGTCTTGGTGCAACGTATGGTTGAAACCCAAAGTCTTGCTCTTGTTGTACTAACATATCAAATAGATCATCATCAATGGGCAACTCTACTTGTGCATCACGCTTGGACTGCTGTATTACGACACGCTTAGTCTCAAAATTTAACATATCCCACGTTAGCAGTCTCATGTCACCTACTCGCTGACACCATTCGTATGCCATGTGAGCAATCAAACCTATGTTGCGTGTGCTAAAGTCGCTGTACGCAGCGTCTAGCAGTTTCTTGACATCCCCCTTCGACCACACCACCTTACGAGGCTTGGTGGCTCTCCTACGCACCGTAGCGAAAGGATTGATGTTGCAGTGTTCCATTCTTACAGCATAGTTTAACACCATTCTTACTGCTGCCATGATGTGATTTGCAGTCGAGATACCACGATCACACCACAGGTCATAGGCTAACTTAGCTTGCTTGGTGGACAGACCAGTGCAATCCACCTCGCCAATGACTACCCCCTCAACAGAGGTAGCCAATGCATTGGTCAAGCAGTATTGATAATGTGCTTTAGTTTCATCCCGCAAGTTCTTGTAATCATGGGAAGAATAGTATTCATTGGCTACCTGTTTAAGTTTCATTGTTTTCCCCTTCTAAATAATTTATTGCGCGTCTTAACAAATCGCTACTGTCTTTAGCTATGCCTAACATTCTATTGCATTGGTGACATAACCATCCTCTAAATTCTCCAGTATTATGTGAATGGTCAAGACACCAAGAGTTGTGACTTGGGTGATTAGTACCCTTGATTCCATCCTTATCTCTAAGGCAGATAGGGCAGTGATGATTGTCAGGTACAGGTGGTGCAGACTTTCGTAAAATCCTTGTCTGTTTCTGCGCTGATCTTCTACAGTCAACACACTCTGGCCTACGCCTGACATCTCCATTTGCATGATAGGCATCAATGGGAAAGAGAACCAAGTCAAGTTCTCTCTCACATTTAATACATACTCTGGTTTCATCACCCAATTCGGCATCGTAATCACCCTCATCAAAGAGGTTGTACTGCATCAGGCCGCAACAGCCTGAAACTGTGGTGTATTTACCCAATTGGCTACCTCAATCTCACGCATGAACAGAGACTTGGACTGTGTGTCGCTGCCAGTGTTACGCAGGGCAAAGCCATTACGCTCGTCTGCATAAGTAGCATAGTTAGTGAAGGCAGAGTACAATGCCCACAGATTGCGTCCTCTTGTCGCTACCTCTTGATTGTATAAGCCATACATTTTCTCTGACTTACGGTCAGACTTCATAATGCCTTCAAGCATAGCCTTGACATCAACGTGCATCAGGCTTGTGTTTGCCCAGCGTTGCATCTGTTCTGCCTGTGCAGTGAAGTCCTGTTGTGACTTGTGCAGTTCAGTAATGAACCTGTCGAGGCTAAAGTTGCTGGTGTTCTTACGCATAACTTTGTTGTGATCGCCTGTGATCTGCCCATTGAGACAGAAGAAGTCAATAGCACCAAAGATAGTGGTGTTAGAACAAGTGCCGTTGACACCATGCAGCGCAATGATACGCTTCATCAGGGTAGTCTCGTGCTTGTCAGTAGCAATCTTGGCAGTCACGTTGGGCAAAGTCATGTCCATCATAGCCCAGCCATCTTTATGTGCGCTGCGCCAGTTAATCTGTGCGCCTTCCATGTCATAGTCAGACAGTGTTTCAGTCGTAGTGTCCATGACATTGCGGAAGAAGTCACCATGTGATGCACAGGTAAACCCATTACCTACGATACCAATGTAGTCACCAGTGTCACCGTTGATGACATACTTTTTATCGTCAACTTTAGTCGGTTCAAACTCAACAGTAAAGTCGAGGTGTTCTGGAATATACTCTAGCATAATTATTCTCCTATCGTTAATTGATACCCTGTTATATATTATATTCTAGCAAATGTCAACCGTGTTCACGCACATCAAAGTTAAATTCGTGACGCAGCCTGTCCTTTGCATCTGCTAATTCCTGCAGGTCATAGGCGGTAATAGCTTTCACGCCACCCATGTCAGGGTATAGGGCAGTGTCTAGTATCTCATCTAGCAACTCATATACCTTGATGACAGCAACCCGCTGGTCAAGAGACAGCTTGGCTATACGGTCACGGCGTTGGATACGTTCCTTCTCACGCTGCGCTGCCCAATATGCAATGCGTTCATCCTGTGTCATGTTCTCTAGCTTCTTACCCATCTTCTAACTCCTTCTGGAACTCAGTCCATGCGGCATGAAATACCTCGTTGAAACTGTGGTAGTTGGCATCCTCAAAGGCAGCAGCCGCTACCTCAAAGATGTCTTGCCCACTCCACTTGACTGCTTGGGATAGCTGTATCCCTTTGATTTCATTACTATTCATTGCAATTCTCCTTCATCCATTGTGGCATATTACGTCCCTTGTTATACCTAGCGAAGCTAGACTTGTCAACCTTGTAGAACGCACGATATGCAATAATAGGCCAATCTTCATCTGTCTTGCAATGGTCATGTCCACTGAAACATTGTGGGTGTGCAGTCAATCCGGTGTATGGACTAAGTGGGTCTTTCTGTCGAAACACAGGCTCACGAGTGGTAGGTATAATAGGTGCGATAAAACGCAAACCTTTTAATGCTTTTCTATGTTTACCTGCCCCGTGTTCTTTGCCGTAGCGGAATGTATATTCCTTCAGCATTGCTTCATACAAGGCAAAGGCAAAGGCAAAGTTACCAGACGACTTCATCACCCACAATGTACAAGGATGCTTTCGATGCACAGGTTTGTACAAGTCGTACTTCTCTGCCCATCTAGGCTCAAGTTCCCATACCGCTGTACACATCATCTGTGCTTCTTCCAATGGCATCTTGACAATGTGCTGGTCACATAGTGAACGTGCTATGGCATCTGGGTTATCTTCTATGATAAATCTATTCATGTTCACCGCCATTACCTCTGCCAAGCCCACCGAAATACTGTGGCTTGCGTCTTGCTGTTTCAAATACACCTGCCGTAATGAACACACCTGCTATCAGCAAGGCATGTGCTACTGCACTGATACCAAACACAGTGACAGAGCCGACAGACATTCCAAAGATAATACACCACATCCATGCGAGTATCTGCATGACCAGATGCCGTGTATTTGTATCAGGTATGTGTGACAGTGGGTTGTGCTTACTGTCCATGATTAGGTTGTATAGTTTAATCATCTGCAATCATCCTCATCAAACTTACAACGTGTCGTGTAGTATGCCATCATCAATGCGGCAACCTCTGGGAAAGATTCCCAATCAACAGGTCTGCCACCCAACTGCATCTCAATCTCTGCGTCAAGTGCTACCAGTATGGCGTTCACTTGTTTCTTTGGTAGTTTAAGCGTCATCATTGTCAGTCTCCTTTACCATTCTACAGGGTAGAACACTTCTACCATGCTATCACACTTAGGGCAAGTCAGTATCGTGACCATGCTAAACTCATCACCACGATGGTCATCAGGGTCTATGTCATGGTCATTGCCCCAGATTAGTTCTGTATCTTTACAGTGCCAGCAATTCATTCTACATACTCCTCTATAGTGAAGCCTTCGGCATCATCATTACGAACATCTAGCATCAACTGTTCCATAAGAATATCTTTGGCATCCTCAATAGTTTCCGCATCAATAACGTCAAAGTATTTGATAAAGTATTTAGGCATCGTCAATCTCCTCTAATCATCTGCCCTATCCATAGGCCAGTCAGTTGTACCTTCCATAGCTGACACGACACGAGGGTTAGTGCCACCGACTAGGTTCACTACCTCACGCATTGCAGCCTGTTCAGCTTCATCAAACTCATCAGCTAATACAACCACTTCACGTTGTACGCTTACTGATACACATACTGTGTACTTACCTCTAGCAGACATATCAATTCTCCATTTCTTTCATAAACGCTTCAAGGCTTTCTGGGCTTGCCACTTCTGTATAGTGATGAAACATCTCATCATACGCAAACTGTAACAGGGTGTCCATATCCCAATCATCTACACATTTCATGCAAGCATTTGCAATAGTGTCATCGTCATAAGACATATCATTTCTCCTTCAGTGCATCCATTACTAGGTATATAATTATAGCCAAGCCCACTACCAGATACCCAATGACAAGCAGGTCATCCATGCCCACATCAGGCATCTGGTTTTGTAAGCACAGGATTGTGTGACAGTCAAGCATTGCCATCTACTGTGGTATGACAAGTGCTTTTGATTTTCTCCCACTCATCATCGTCTAGTTTTTGTTTGATGATTTCCCACTGGTCTACAATGCCATGCCACAGTTCTGGTTTTTCTTCACGCATCTCAGGCTGAGTGTGGAAGATTTCTAGGTAGTCCTCTTTCATGGTATGAAACGACATGCGTTCCGGCTTGGTCAGTAATTTAGTCATGCGGTATCTCCTTCGTAAATGGCGTATAGTTCATCAGAAGTAAGATGTTCAAAGGCATCTGACGTAACCATATAGTCTAGGTATTCATCTTCTTCAATACCTACGCACTGCATCCAACAGCCGCTATCTTCCATGTCACCATGCTCATCAACAAAAGCAGTGTAGTCCTTCAAACCATTTGCAGATGCTTGCTCCAAGCTATTGTACACGCCCATCGTCTGCACGACAATATCTTCTGGTTCACCATCGGGTGAATTGTAATAGGCGTGGGATAAACCTGCGGGTGACATATCACCCATTGTCATTACTTGTACAACATATCTCATCATCCATACTTCCTTTTCCAATGCTTGTCTATTGCTCGTATTTCTACACCATCAACATCAAAAACGCTATCGGTAATGTTCACCTTCATAGATTTTTCTTGCTGTCTGTCGCGTTGCCATTGTGGTGCTTTACTGCTCACCTTCTTGATACGCATCTTTCTCGTGTTTACTCGCATCTTTCTCATCCTTTTGTCTATTGTTGGAACCCTTACCCTTGCTGGGCTTGAAAGTTTGTGGCCTACGATTGTTAGATGCCGCCACTGGATTATGCACCCGCGTTATCCTGCTATTCATGTGCTTACCCTTTCAGTAGTTTCTTACCTGAGTATATAACACACAGAATTGAAGATGTATACAGTAATAATTCAATGGGTGCGGTGCTGTATAGTAATTCTGGCAGCATTAGCGTGAACCCTGCAATGCCTACACCGAATAGAAATAGTTTTGCTATCATGTCAATCATTTTTACACTTCTCCCCTGCTTTTATCTCAAGCAGTCTAATGGTTGCGTATCGTGCCAATTCCTTAGTCATGTATGGCCTGAATACCTTGTAAACTTCTTGTGCTTTAGTCATATTCTTGATCCTTTACAGTGTAAATATGGGGTGCAATGCCCACTTTGTCAAGTGGACACTGCGTGTTTGGTTAGGCTGCTGCTGTTTCGGTATTCTTCTTAACAAACTGGCCTTTTTCGTTACGCTGGCGGTCTAGGTAGTTGTGACGCCCTGACATTGAGCCAATTGGCTTGCCGTAGCGGGTCATGCCATTCTTGCCGTTGCTGTCTTGGCGGTGAAAGTAAACCTTTCCGGTGTAAGTTGGAACGATTTTGCCTACGTTTGTTTCGAGGATTTTTTGAACAGTCATTTTTTTAATCTCCTGAGATTGTTTAAGTTTTAGTGTGGGTGAACATTACACCCCATATGCACACTGTGTCAAGTTTTTATTTATCTAGGGGCAATCCGGTGTGACATACCCATTGCTAATGGCGATAGACTGCCCCTAGAACTTTGTTATATTTACTATGTCAAACAGCGCGTAGTCGTTAGGCGTATTAGGTGCAGGTTATTTCTGGGTTTAACCAGCCCGACAACCTGCTATCGGGTATGTGGTTATTTCTAATGAGGGCTAACCATACCCACCAGCGTTTTTATTTTATAGTCGTGTACTGGCTTAACCACGTTAATCGTTCGACTTAGGCGCGACTAGCTGACGTTGCCGAAGCGGTTGCAGTCCTAGTCTGGTATCGGGCTATCCCTGCGCTATAAAAGCGAGTGCATTGGCCTGATAAATATTAAATAATCAATCAATCAAATAATGTCAATAGGCGGTAGGCATTTTTTTGTGATACCTAGCACATTATTTTTTATGCTGCCTCTTTTGCGTCCATTTCATCTTTGTAGAGTTTTACAAAATAGGTTATGCCATCGGCCACCTTGTCAGGATCAGTGCCAGTGCCTTCTAAAATTCTGATAATCATTTGACCGTAGCTATATGCCATGTCTAAACGATCTTCTACTTTTGCCCAATCAATTTTATCCTTGCGTATTTCAATGCTGTATAATTCTTTATAGCGACTGTATGTCTCAACATACGAAATCAATTTGCTCATTTGCTTTTGTGATATGTTCATCTTTCAAAATCCTTCTTTCGTTGTCCTATATTAGATATGGGTATTAGTTTTTGATATTCAAGACCCATGCCGAAATTTTATTTTATTTATTTTCTGCCAGCCATGCCATAGCAGCCCCTTTTATCATGTTAGTGTATTTTATGG